CGCGGCATACCCGTGATCAGCGACTGTGAGAAGTTGGTATCGTCACAAATCCCTGACGGCACCGAGCTGGTGGTTGCCGCCCATTCCCATTGGTATATCAGCGAAAAGGTGATGCAGGCGGCGAAGCACGGAGCCATTGGGTTTCATCCGTCACTGCTGCCACGGCACCGTGGACAGGATGCGGTGCGCTGGGCCGTCGCCATGGGCGACGCCATCACCGGCGGCACGGTCTACTGGCTGGACGATAAGGTGGACGGCGGCGACATCCTGTTACAGACGCCGGTGTTTATCGCCCGGGACTGGAACTTTCACCGGCTGTGGAAAGAGATGTTTCCGCTCGGCGTCGACATGCTGTGCCGGGCCGTGGACATGGTCGCCAAGGGCACCGCGCCGCGTATACCGCAGGACGAGCGATTCGCCACTTGGGAACCGGCGTGGGAGGCGCGGCGGCTGCCGAGAACCGAGCTTCCGCGCCTGGGAAGCGGCTGACAGGCTGACGGAACAGCAAACCCAGTGATACCAACGAAAATGGCATTTATTAAGCCTGGCTTTTGAACAGTGATTGAGGTAACATGTTAGTATAACAAGGGGCGCAAAGCCCTGGGATTAAAGGAGTACAGCCATGAACCTGAATTTCAACGTCAAAGGCCCCGAGAGGAAAAAACTGGTCATCGCCGTCAGCGACATTATCAACGCCGCAGTCACATACAAAGGCGCACCGACCTACGCTTTTCACGTCGGCGATGATTATATCGTTGACCGCGAAGGCACCCTGACCGGCCCGGAAAACTTCGACTTGGTGTTTGGTTTGCTGAAACGCGGCTTCGAGGCGGAAGCCACCGACACCGCGCCGGTCGCCGGTACCAACGTCACCACGGACACCGCGCCGGTTGCCGATACCGCGCCGGTCAAAAAAGGCAGAGGCAAGAAAAAGGGCAAAGGAATCATGGACTGCCTGGTTGATGCACTCAACGAAAACGCCGACGAAGGCGAGCAGTGGACACGCCTTCACAGCACGCCCACGATGGAGTGCGGCGACGGTCGGTGGCGCAACCTGGACGGCACGTTTACCGGCTCCGCCGATACCGCCTCGGACGCCGCGCCGGTCGCCGACGTTGCGCCTGAATCCGCCGACCAGGACAATACCGCGCCCGTCAGCGACGCCGCGCCCGACGCCGACAACGCGCCCGGGGCAGCCAAAGCCGACAAGCGCGACCTTCCGAGACTGTACACGCTGGATACGCCGCGCGGCGAAATCTTCATCGCCGAGGAATTCGCCACGCATGACGAGGCCGCCGCCGAAGGCTACGGCGAATATTTCAGCACCGCGCTCGGCACCGTTTACAGCTACAACGACGACCGCACGTTTGCCCTTGTGACCTCGCGCAAGGCCGGTGCCTATGACACCACCAAGATCAAGCGCGACTTCCGGGAAGCGCCGCCCACCGTCAGCCCCGTGGTGGCCGCCATGATGGAACCTATGCCCGAGGCACCGCCCGCCGAAACGCCGGACGACGATCAGATTGTCATCGAGTATCCGCTGGACGGCTTCGCACCGGACAAACTGGAAAATCTCCGCAAGCTGGTTGACAGCAAGGCGGTTGTCATCATGAAGGCTATCGGCGCGGACAACCTGCCGATCCATATCGAAGGCGACCAAGTGGTGTTCCCCTGGTTCAAGGGCAACCTGGACGGCGATACCGTCAACGCCTATGCTCTGTTTGTCGCCGCCCTGTGTGAGTCGGCCAAGAGGAAAACACGGATCGTCGCCAAAGGCAAGGATAATTACGAAAACGAAAAGTTCACGATGCACGTCTTTATGAACAGCCTGAAAATGCTCGGCCCGGAATACCGGCTGATACGGAAACTGTTGCAGCAACCGTTGGATGGGAGCCTCAGCGTGCGTTACGGCGGCCCGTCCGAGAAGAAGGCCGACACGGACGCACCGCTGGCCACCGGCACCGAGGGGATGTGAGGATATGGCGTTGTTTACTCTCGGAAGGCTCTGCGCCACGCGCGGCGTGGCCGACCTGGGCGAACGGCAGCCCGACTTCGACCGGCACGTCCGGCAGTCGCTTGACAGTTATGTTCGCGGCGATTGGGGCGACATGTGCGCCGACGACAAAAAGCTCAACGACGGCGCGGTGGCCCACGGCGACAATCGCATCTTCGCCGCCTACGAATACGCCGGACAGCCCGACTGGAAAATCTGGATCATCACCGAGCACGACCGCAGCTATACCACCGTCCTGTTTCCTGACGAATACTGACTTACATAGCAGAGGCCGTCCGACCCGGGCGGCTTCTGCTATCTTATCATACACAGCACTGGAGTTACAACATGTCCTCAGATGATCATTTTACAAATATGGGCTTTGCCCAGGCCGGGCCGGGCTTGTGGTTCCGCGAGTTCACACACCCGGATAACGGCAGCATCTTTTCTGTCACCGCCAGGATCGAGCCAAATGGAAAAACCTGTGTCTTATATAAGCGTGACGGTCGGCTGCACAAAAAGCGGAACTATACCCGCAGTCCGGCGGTGACGGCCAACGCCGTCAGGATGTCAGTCGAGCGAGCCGGATACCAAATGTAGCGTATATTGTGTATTTCATGCTGACAGGGGCACAATATACGGGAAAGCCTTTTCTCCTTGGGCTTTCGGCGTGCGGCGGAAAGTACGTTGTAAAAACACCACCTCACCTCCGTATCAGCAGGGGTATTCCAGTCCGGGATGCCCCTGCTGTTTATTATTCTCGCAGGGTGCCCGGGCACCCTGCGTTCACATATACAGGTAGATCGATATGGATATTCCGCAACTGGCACAAAAGTATATGGCCGCCGATTCCAAGTACGACGGCGCGAGGGCCGACTTCGCCGTGGCCTTCATTGAAACCCTGCGCCACACGAAGGGCGAGTGGTACGGTCGGCCCTTCGTGCTGCTGCCGTGGCAGCGCGAACTGATAAAAACCGTGTTCGGCGTGATCAGGCCGGACGGCCACCGGCAGTTCCGATCCTGTTATGTGGAAATCGGCAAGAAAAACGGCAAGACGGCGCTGGCCGCCGCCGTCGCGCTGCTGCTGCTGGTCGCCGACAATGAACCCGGCGCGGAGATATACTCCTGCGCCGCCGACCGTGCCCAGGCCGCGTTGGTCTACCGTGACGCGGCGGCTATGGTCGCCCAATGCCCCGCGCTGGCGAAACGGCTGAAAATACTTGAGTCAACTAAGCGCATTATCTTTCCGGGCGGCGACAGCTTCTATCAGGTGTTAAGTTCCGAAGCGTATTCCAAGCATGGGTTGAATCCGCACGCCGTCCTGTTTGACGAGACACATGTGGCCGACCGTGAAATGTTTCGCGTCATGACCCACGGCGCGTCTGACGCGCGGCGGCAGCCGCTGTTGCTTTGCATAACGACCGCCGGTAACAACACCACCAGCGTCGGATACGAGCTGCACCAAAAGGCGCTGGACATCCGCGACGGCAGGAAGGCCGATCCTTCATTCCTGCCGATCATATACGCGGCGGACGACGGCGACGATTGGACTGATCCGCAGGTCTGGGCAAAGGCGAATCCGTCCATGAACGTCACGGTGACCGAGGAGAAGCTCCGCGCCGCCTGTGAGAGCGCCCGGCAGAACCCCGCCGAGGAGAACTCCTTCCGGCAACTGCGCCTGTGCCAATGGGTGAAGCAGTCCGTCCGTTGGATGCCCATGGAGAAGTGGGACGTATGCAACTGGCCGGTTGACCCGGACGAGCTGCGCGGGCGCGTATGTTATGGCGGCCTCGACCTGTCCACGACCACCGACGTCAGCGCCTTCGTTCTTGTTTTTCCGCCGGTAGAGCCGGACGGCAAATATGAGGTGCTGCCTTACTTTTGGATACCCGGCGACAACATCGACATGCGCGTGCGCCGCGACCACGTCCAGTATGATGTTTGGGCGCAGCAGGGGTTATTGCACGCGACCGAGGGCACCGTCGTCCATTACGGCCATATTGAGCGGCGGATTGCCGAGCTGGGCGAATTGTTCAATATCCGGGAGATATGCTTCGACCGCTGGGGCGCAACGCAGATGTCGCAAAACTTGGAGGCGGCTGGTTTTACCGTCGTACCGTTCGGCCAGGGGTACAAGGACATGTCACCGCCGACAAAAGAGCTGATGCGCCTGACGCTGGAGGGCAAGCTGGCCCACGGCGGCCACCCGGTTTTGCGGTGGATGATGGACAACGTCCACGTCCGCACCGACCCGGCGGGCAACCTCAAGATGGACAAGGAAAAGTCCACCGAGCGCATCGACGGCGCGGTGGCGACCGTGATGGCGCTCGACCGCGCGATCCGCTGCGGCGCGGAACCGGAGCAGACCGGCAGCGTTTATGATACAAGGGGGTTATTGATAATTTGAACCCGTTCTCACAGTTATTCCGGCGATCCAAAAACAAGCTCAACTCCGATTTTGAGCCGGTGCCGCTGTCAAAGCGCGGTATCGGCGCTCTTTTTTATGGCGGTGTCAACACCGCGTCCGGCAAAGCCGTGACCGAGCAAAACGCGCTCCAACTCACCACCGTTTATGCCTGTGTGCGTATTCTGGCGGAGACCATTGCCAGCCTTCCGCTGCACACCTACAAAACCACGCCCGAGGGCCGCGAAAAGGCCACCGGCCACCCGTTGTATCACATTCTGCATGATGAACCCAACCCGGATATGACGTCGTTTGTTTTCCGCGAAACCATGATGGGGCACCTGCTTATTTGGGGCAACGCCTACGCGCAAATCATCCGCGACGGTGCCGCCCGGGTGAAATCGCTGCACCTGCTTCCGCCGGATAAAATGGCCGTCTCGCGTGACAAAAAGGGTGAGCTGGTCTATACGCTGAATCCGCAGGGTAATCCCACCGTTTTCCGCCGCGAAGAAGTCCTGCATATACCGGGCCTCGGCTTCGACGGCCTGATCGGTTATTCGCCTATCGACATGGCGCGGAACGCGCTCGGCATGGCTATGGCCGCCGAGGAGTATGGGGCCGCGTTCTTCGGCAGCGGTGCCACGCCCGGCGGCGTCCTGGAGCATCCTTCCACCGTGAAAAATCCGCAGAAGCTCAAAGACGATTGGAACGCCGCCTATCGTGGCAGCGGCAGGGCGCACGGGGTGGCCGTTTTGGAAGAAGGGTTGAAATATCACCCGATCACGATCCCGCCGGAACAGGCGCAGTTCCTACAAACGCGCAAATATCAAACCGAAGAAATATGTCGCATCTTTCGCGTGCCGCCTCATTTGGTGGCCGACCTGGAAAGGGCGACATTTTCAAATATTGAGCACCAGTCCATCAGTTTTGTCGTTCATACCATCCGGCCCTGGCTGGTGCGTATCGAACAGGCTATGAACAAGGCGCTGCTTTTGACCAGCGAAAAAGCGGACTACTTCACCGGCTTTGTCGTGGATGGTCTGCTGCGCGGTGCCTACGAAAGCCGGATGAAGGGTTACAGCATCGGCATACAAAACGGTTTTATGACGCCCAATGAATGCCGGTCACTGGAGAATTGGAACGCGGTTCCCGACGGCGACAAACTGATGGTGAACGGCAACATGCTCCCGCTCGATATGGTGGGGGCCTATATCAAAAACAAGGGTGGAACTATTGAGGCTCTATGAGAAAGTTCTGGAATTGGGTCAAAGGTGACCCCGGCAATCGCACTTTGTATCTGGACGGTGAAATTGCTGAATCAACCTGGTGGGGCGACGAAGTGACGCCCAAGGCGTTCAAGGATGAACTGAACGCCGGAACCGGCGACATCATCGTTCGCATGAATTCTCCGGGCGGCGACGTGTTCGCTGCCGCGCAGATATATACCATGCTCAAAGAGTATCCTGGTCGCGTGACCGTCAAGGTGGACGCGCTGGCGGCGTCGGCGGCCAGTGTGGTCGCTATGGCCGGTGACAACTTGCAAATGTCGCCGACGGCCTTCTTGATGATACACGACCCGACGACGCTGACCATCGGCGACGAAGCCGAGCACGACCGCGCAAAAGGGCTGCTGCGCGAAGTCAAAGAAAGCATTATCAATGTCTACGAGGCCAAGACCGGCCTATCCCGCGTGAAATTGTCCCACATGATGAACGACGAAACGTGGCTCAACGCATATAAAGCGGTGGAGCTGGGTTTTGCCGATGAGGTCATGTTCACCGACAATCAGCCCTCGCGGAATCCGCCTGTGGCTATGATGTTCAGCCGCATGGCGGTTGTCAATTCGCTGCTGGACAGGCTGCCGGGCACGCCGCCGGTGCAGACGCCCACGACAAACCCCGCCGATCCGGGGCCGCCGGTGCCAACCACGCCGACGCACGCGCCGACGCCGCCCGATCCCGGGCCGCCGGTGCCGACGCCCTCAACGCCCGCCACGCAACCGGGCACCACTACTGTTGAGTCGCTGTATAGGCGGCTCAATCTTTTATCTCACTAATTTTGGAGGATTTTCTACCCCATGAGCAAATCGTTAGAGCTTAGAGAAAAACGCGCAAAGGCGTGGGAGGCTGCTAAGGCTTTCCTTGATGCCAAACGCACGCCCGAGGGTCTGCTGTCCGCAGAGGACGCGGCCACTTACGACCGGATGGAGCAGGACGTCGTCAACCTCGGCAAAGAGGTGGAACGCCTTGAGCGTCAGGCCGTTCTTGATCTGGAAATGGCCGCGCCCACGTCCGTGCCCGCCGTCGGTCAGCCGGGGGCCACGCCGGGCGCGGACGCCAAGACCGGCAGGGCCAGCGACGAATACAAGCGCAACTTCTGGAACGTCCTGCGGGGCAGGAGCGACGCCTCTGTTTTGAACAGCCTGAAAATCGGCGAGGAGGAAAAAGGTGGCTACCTTGTGCCGATTGAATATGAGCGCACCCTGATCACCGGCCTGGACGAGGAGAACATTTTCCGCCGACTGTCTCATGTGATCCGCACCGGCGGCGACCGGAAGATCCCCGTTGTCGCCACGCGCGGCGAGGCCGCTTGGGTGGACGAGGAGGGCACCATTCCCGAAAGCGACGACTCCTTCGGACAGATCACCCTGGGTGCTTACAAAATCGCCACTATGATCAAGGTCTCGGAAGAACTGATCGCCGACAATGTATTCAACCTTGAGGGCTATATCGCACAGGAGTTTGCCCGGCGCATCGGCAGCAAAGAGGAGGACGCCTTCCTCAACGGCGACGGCTTGGGCAAGCCCACCGGCCTCCTGCATGACACCTATGGCGGCGAGGTCGGCACCACGGCGGCGGTGAACCGTCAACGTGGACAATGTCATCGACCTGTATTACTCCCTGAAAGCGCCCTATCGCCGCCGGGCCACCTTCGTCATGCACGACCAGACGGTCAAGAATGTCCGCAAATTCAAGGATTCGACCGGCAACTACCTCTGGCAGCCGTCCGTGAAGGAAGCTGAACCCGACCGCATCCTGGGCCGCCCGGTATACACCTCGGTCTATATGCCCACCATCGCATCCGGGGCCAAGACCGTGCTTTTTGGTGATTTCGCGTATTATTGGATCGCTGACCGGCAGGGTAGAGTTTTCAAGCGGCTCAATGAGCTGTTCGCGGTGACCGGTCAGATCGCCTTCCTCGCCACCCAGCGCGTGGACGGCAAGCTGATCCTGCCCGAGGCCATGAAAGTTCTGCAACAGGCGGAAGCGGGAGGTTAATATGTACAGCACAAAAAACTACACCGATAACGAGGGCGCACGGACGGTGATCGGCGGCGAGCTGGTAATCCAGCCGGGCGCGAA